CCTGGGCTATCCACATCCTCCCCCCACTCTGCGCCCAGAAGCCACGGCCCGCCCGCTGTGTCCTCAATGTCCTGCAAAGTGCCGCCCGAATCGGCAATCTTGACCCGTAGCGCCAGCCCCCGGTTGGACTGGCTATAGATGCGTTCTTCCTGTTCGCTGAGAGTCCGCACTATGCCTCCACCAGCGACACCGCAATTTGCCGCGCCGTTGCCGTCCAGCCGCCCGAGAGTGCCGCTTGCAAGGGTGTTGTTCGCACATCCTCAGCCTCCACCGTGCGCGTGCCCTCGGGAATAACGTCACCGGTCAGGGTGAGGCGGGGGAGTTCTGAGAACGCCACGGTAGACGCCGCGAAAGCCGCTGCCATGTCTGCGGTGACGACGCACGGCAGAAACACAAGGTCGTCGAAATCCTGGTTACCGCTGGACCCGGAATCCCCAAGCGTCAGGGTAGACCCACTGAAGGCGATCCAAGTGATTGACCCAACATAGGCGGCGCCGTCCTGATATTGGGTGCCGTCCGAGCAGAGTACCCAATGGCGCCAAACACCCAGGTTTTTCCGCCACACCATCACCGTCCAGTTGGTAGCCGCCCCCGGAACCCATGTCACCTGACCCCCCGCCGCAATCCGCACCCCCGCCCCGAACTTGCCACTGCCCAGAGAGGAGCCTGTACCGGATGCCTTGCCCAGCCCCTTGCTTGACCACTGCCAGTTATTGCCGTTGGTATCGTCGAAACTCCACGACTGCCCAATCACATCCCCGCCTTGCAACAGGCACCGCAACGGCTCTGCGTCGGCAGCGGCAAGCGGGGGAGTTGTCAGGTCGATGGTGCGTTTCAGCGCGATCGTGGTGGTCACAAGTGTCCCGTCCCATGCCCGCGCCGTGTCGCCGATGCTCTGGATGCTTTCGTCTGCCTGCCCATCGGCAACAGGTACCTCAAAGTTGTTGGCCTTCAACCACGCCATTATCGCCTCCCTACTGAGAAGCCGTTACGGCTCGCAATTGTGGACCCGGTTTGCTGAAAGTTCCGTTTCGCGGCCACTCTTTCCAGTTGATTCATAAACGTCTCGGGGTCGTCAGCGGAGACGTACACATCCCCGGTGATGACGATGGCAGCGCGACCTCCCCCGCCCCCGAACTCGCTCAGCCGGTCAAGCGGGATCACCGCCTCCGGGCCGCGCTCCCCGACCAGGGCCAGGGTAGGACCGAGGGTGACACCGCCCGATGCCATCGCGGGGATTTGGAGGTCGGCAATCATGGACGAACCCCAACGCCCCTCGCTCATCGCTGCGAATCGGGCAAGCGCCACCTTGTAGCCGCTCGGCACGTTGACGAGCGCGGCGTTCATGGCGTTCAAACTCTCAGTTGTCTCCTGTACGGTGACGTTCTGCTCAGCCTGTGCCATCGCCGCGTCATAGGTCATGTTGGACAGGTCGTTGAGGGCGGCACTGGTTGCGTCAGTATCCGCCTTCATCCCCTCCATTTTGGCGATGACCTCATCCAAGCCGCCGAAGATTTTGGACAGGCCGCCCAACACCCAGATCAGGGCGTCGAGGATGCCGTTCCAAATCTGCTGTATCCCCAACATCGCCACCATGATGATCTGTGCCACGCCCTTCAAGAGCAGGAACAACCCCTCAAAGGCGAGTGACAGGATACCCATGACCCCCTCAAGCGGTGCCAGAATGGTGCTCAATAAATCAGCAAACGTCCCTACCACGACACCCAACACAATCAACAGTGGCGCAATCCCAGCGAATATATCTGACACAAACTCAAACAGTGGCGCCAAGCCGTTGACCAGTTGCGCAACCAGAAGAAGCATGTTTCCGACTACCAGATGAACGCCTACCAACAGTTGCCCAACCGCATTGGCAATGTCCCCAAACACATCATCCAGCGTTTTTGTTATGTTGGCCATCGTTTCGCTATTGATCAACAACTCAACCAACGCGGCGATCAATGCCCCCCACACGCCCCCGGACTGGAACCCGCTGACGGTGCTGTTGATCAACTCTTGGAGCTTCCCAAGCCCGCCCATGAGTTTGCTACCGATGGACGCCTTGAAAGCAGACATGGCCTCAATCGCATCTTTCTCCGCCTCAATCCGGTCTTTCGTTGCCTTGTCCAGTTCTTCGGTGCGGGCGGTGAATTCCTCCACCGTCATCCCGAACGCGGCGGCGGTGTCTGCCAGGGGGTCATACTCAACGGCTTTGGTAGGTTTGGGCAGGAGCTCTTCGATGCGGTTGCTCAGTTCATCGCCGGTCATCCCGAAGGCGGCGGCGGTGTCAGAGAACGGGTCGTATTCCTTGACCTTGGCGGCTTTCTCGGTCTTTGCCTTGGATGCCTTGCCCTGCGCGCCGCTCAGCACCCCGACCAGCCCATCGAGGGCGTTGGCGTAATTGGTGGTCGAGGTTGCGGCGGCGTCGGTGATCATCGAGAACTCGGCTACCGACCCGGCGGCGGCGTTTACGTCGTCCTCCATGTTGAACGTGCTTCCGCCTGCAATGTCGCTCAGAAGCCCCGTCGCAAACGAGGTCATCTCGCTTCGGATGTCCGCGCCCGCTGATTTGAGCGACCCGGCGATCCCACTCATCCCTGGCGTCACCTCCAACAGCCCGGCAAGGGCGTCGGCTACCATCGCAACCAGTCCGCCCACGATCTGCCCAACGGCGGCGGCGGTCGAAACCATCGCCCAGATGATACTCATCGTCATCTTGCCGAACGCTTCGCCGGCGTCATAACTGCCCGTCACCAGCCCGAGAAGTCCATCTACAAACGTGCCGATCGCCGCTGCCATTGGGAGGAACGCGGTGGTGAGCAGAGTTGCATAGTCCAGCGCCACCGCCAAACCGTCGCCGATAAACATCACAAGCTTCTTCGTGACTTGCCCAATAAGTTCGCCCACAACCGCCCACTTCTCAGCCCCAAAGTCGGTTCCGGTGATGGTTTCGATGAACTGCCACATCAGCCCTGTCAACTGTAGCAGGCCAACGCCCAAATACGAGAAGTCCGCGTACATCTCCATCCACCCCACCCGAAAGCCGCCCAGGAACGCCTCGAACACCGCGCCCAGGTAGTCCGCTGCGGGGCCGAGCACGCCCATCATCGTGGTGGCGAGGCGCTGGATGGTGTCCATCGCGCCCTCACCGTCCAACGAGAACGCGCCCCACACATCGCCTGCAATCGCCTGTAGAGCCGATAGGGCGGCGATCAGAGGCAGAACCACCTCCGGGCTTAGGGCAGTGGCCAACATCGGCCCATAGGGCGCGAGGGCCGCAATTGCCGCTGCCACGCCAGAGGCCAGGGCTGCAACCCCGCCCACCATCGCCGGGAGGGTAGCCCCAAGCACCCCGAAGCCGAGAACCGCCTTCTGGGTCGCGGCGTCTAAGGCGTTGAACCACGCGATTGCCTTGCTCCCCGCCGTCACCACTTCGCCCAGCCCGGAAATCAACGGACCCACGGCGGCGATGACGTTGCCCACAAACGCCGTGACCTCGGGAATCGCCTGCTTCAGCGGCTCGATCATGGGCTTCGCGGCGTCAGCGAGGCCGATGCTCACCCGGTCCTTGAGGGTGCTGACCAGGCCGATCAGGGTGGTGCTTTGACGCTCCATCATGCCCCCGACCTCGTTGGCCGTGGTGTGCATGAAGGCTTTGAGGAAGGTGGCGCTGTCCACTTCTCGCGCTTCCACCATCGCAATCACTTCAGGGACGGTCTTGCCAAGCTCTTTGGCAAGCAGCCCGAAGCCGGAGATCCCCACCTCGGTAAGTTGGTTGATCTCCTGCGTTGCAACGCGAGTCTTGGCGTTCATCTGGCCTAATGCGGTGATGACGCGGTTGACTTCGGCTGCACCGCCGCCCATCGCAGACACCCGGTCCCCGATGGCAGAGAGCAGGGGGAGGGTGTGCTCGGCTTCGATGCCCATGGCCATGAGGCGGCGGGCGCCCTGGGCTACGTCCTCAAACTGGAACGGGGTGCGGGCGGCGAAGTCCTGCATGGACCGGATGAAATCGTCAGCGGCGCCACCAGAGCCAAGCAGGGTGGTAAAGCCCATCTGCAATTGCTCAAGTTGGGCCGCGAACCTTAACCCTTCCGCTGTGGCAGCGGCAAACAGACCGGCGATGGCGGCGCCGGCTGCGGCGGAGGCGGTGGTGAGGCCAGAGAGCGCGGAAGTGACCTTATCGACGCCCTTGGAGAACTCGGTAGAGTCGAGCTTGATTTTTGCCCAGAGTGTACCGAGTTCAGCCATCACCGCCTCCTGCCCTTAGATTTCGCTTCTTGACGCGCCTTTTTCTCGGCTTCGTCGCGCTCTTTGAAGTACTGCGCCCACTCACCGGCCTCATCGACAGTAAGCCTCTCGGCTATCTCGTCCATGGTGCCGATCTTGAGTTCCAACGCTATCCGGCAGAGGAGGGCGCGGCTACCGTCCCAGTGTCGGAGGGGGCGGGCTTTTTTGCCGAGAGGACCGGGGACATAGCCTCGGTCAAGGCGCCGAAGTCGGCAGGCTCCATCTGCATGAGGCCGTCTTTGTCTGCCATCGTAAAGACGGCCTTCTGGGTGTCCGGGTCCACGGTGAGAAGGATAAGGAGAAGCACGCCTTTTCCGATGTTGTCGGGCTGCTTCTCTGCTGCCTGCATGTCGGCGAGGGTGGGGGCGCGAAACCCATAGCGGCAGGTGGTTTCGCCGAGTTTGACCTCGGCAATATGCGGGGGCGGCTTGGGCTTGCCCAGTAGGGCGGAACGAAGGTCCATGGTGTCTCCTTGAGGTTGATGCTGCTATGCGGTCGTCGTCACGGTGACGATGGTGCCGTCCGCAGCGGTGACGGCAACTGAGAGGAAAGACGGCGTTGTTTGCACCAGACCATCAACGGCGCTGCTACTGGATGCGTTGAGCATCTTCGCGAACGCTCGGTAACGGTAGCCAGCGCCTGCCCCGGTGGGGTCGATTTCCAGCAACACGGTGGTGTCGTTGGTAAAGACGCCTTCCAGGGTGCGGGTGCCTGCACCGGAATCCTGGTCGGTATTGAGCAGGGTGTAGCTCTCAATGTCGCAAGAGAGCGACTTCAAGCCCTGGATGCGGGTGCGCCATTGGGAGCCGAATACCGAGGTGTCGAGTTCGGCAGCTTCAAGCGTGATGTTGGCGCTGTAGCACTCGGCAATCGTCAGCAGAGGCAGGTATGAGCCGTCAGCGGTGATGGGTCCGGTCTTGGAACCGGTAAAAACCACGGTTCCGGTGAGGTAATCGACGCTGGAAACGTCCCCACTTGAGATGGGGGTGCCGTTGTCGTACCAGTCGGGCGTCACGGAGGGGTCCAGAACCTGCTTGCTGGTGTCGCTGATCTGCCAGGTCGTGGTTGCCCCGGTCGTCGCAGTACCCGTGAAAGCCGTGGATGTGCCTTGGATTTTGACGGTGGTGTTGTATGCGGCGGTGGGCATTGGTGACCTTAGGGAAGGAAGGTGGGGGCGGCTACCGAGCTGAGGTTGCAGCTAAACGAGGCGAGGCCATCGACCGCAGAACCAGGGCTGTAGCTCATGACCTTGACGGCGCATTTGTAGCCGTTGGTGCCATCAAACAGGACTTTGATGTAGCCGGTGGCGCCAGAGGTGAACAGGGTCTTGAGCGCAGTCTGGGCGGTATCGCTCGGCTCGTAATCGCCATCAATGGTGAAAGAACCGGACTTCAAGCCCTGGATACGGGTGCGCCATTGGGTGTCGCTGAAGTCGGTGGTATCCAACTCGTCGGCGGTCAGGTCGCCGGAGAAGTTCTTGATACCGTCGATGGCGTTGTAGCTTGAGTCATCCGTCGAAAAGCTGACGGCGGTTGAATAACCTGCGTTTGGCATGGCTTATCCCTTGAAGCGGAGTGAGAGGTTGATGGTGTACTTGGGCCGCGCTACTTCGTCCAGGCCCAGGTACAGGGGTCCAGAGTTGCGGCATCGAACGTCGATATAGCCGGAGGAGGATGCGCGCTGCAACAGGGGCCAGATCGCCCAAGCCAGGGTCCGGGTACCGTCTGGGTCTTCTGGGTTGCCGCGAACCAGGATCTGTACCGAGAAGTCCCGCAAGTCAGCGGAGTTGCCGAAATAGGGCTGCGGGGTTTCGCCGCCGTATTCCTGCACAAACACCGCCTGGGCCGGAACAAACGCATCCTGGGCCAGTTCGGCGGTGCTGAACAGGTTGGTGCCAGCGGTGAGTCCGGCTTGACCTGTTAAGAGGGCTACAATGGCAGCGGCAGGCAGGGTTGCGGGGTTAGCCATTGACGGCCTCCATCCCGCGTTTGATGCGTGTCACGATGCGGCCACGGATGCGACGGGGTTGTAGGGCCGTTTCCAGGTATTTCGCCTGTCCACCGTTGGGGTGGTTGGCGGTCAAATCCTCATGGACGCGGGCTGCATAGGGGGTGTTGTATCCGACCTCCACTGACGCCGTGCCGTTCCCGATTTCGGGGGGTGCAACGTAGCCAGTGGCGCGGAGAACGCCGGTATCGACCGGGACAAGCGCCTTGCTCTCGGTCATGGCTTCCTGGGCTACCTCAAAGACGGCGCCGGCGATGACGCGGGGGAGAGCACCCTTGAGGCGGTCAAGGCGGGTAACCAGCTCGCGGCTATCAAGTTGCATTTCGACTCACCGCAATCTCGTAGTGGGAGGTCGAACCGGAGGTCAGGCCGGGGAAGGGGCTGACATGCAGGATGGGGAGGGAGAGGGTGTTATCCGAGGTCGAATCGCCAGGGAGCCAGATGCGGTCCATCAGCTTCGGGGCGCGGTCGGTGTTGAGGAAGATCGTGTGGCTGACGGCGAGTTTTGTGCCATCGGCCTTGTCTATCAGGCGGTCGTGGCGCTCCACGCGGGCAGGGTAGGCGGTCTTGGTGCCGTAGGTGGGCTGACCAGAGGTGCCGCGCCCGGTGACGCTGGCGATGGTCACGGTGTCAGTGAGAAGCGATACAAGAGCAGGGTCAAGCGACATTATCGGCCCTCCTGCTGTTCGGTACCAAGGGGGGGCGAGGTGCCAGGGTACGAATCCTGGCCTTGAAAGGTGGGCGGCTGCACAATGGACGAATCCTGGGCATAGCTCAGGTTATCCGCCACATTGACACCGCCACAGAAGATGCCACCACTCCGGGCGGTACGCATCGCGCGGTATTGGGCGGCCATCGCCCGGTATTGTTCGGCTTTGGAGCCGTAATCTACCGAGGTCTGGCCGATTTTGAGGGAGTCCGCCTTCTGGGCGGCGAACCATGCGGCGATGGCGTCGCACGCCAAAGCCGCTGCTCCATAGACGTTGCTCGCGCTCTGTGCGAGGTAGAACGCGATTTGTTCGTCAGTCTGGAGGGGGTTGGTGCTCACGGTGTCCCCACACAAAGCACGCACGGCATCACGGCGCTCTGTAGCGTTCGCAGTGCCGGGCGTGTTTGTATAGTTCCAAGCCATATTACCCGACCACATCCACGCTGAACTGCTGCCCGACCAGAACGTTGCTGGCGTGGGCGGCTGACCAGGTGACCGTCGCCGAAACCGTCAGGGCGCCGTTGGTGGCTACCGAGGCGATTGGGGCAGGGGCGGCGCCCGCCGATACGGGGGTACCAGACTGTGACGCGGTGACGCGGGCAGAGGCATGGACCGTAGTCGATGCGCCCGCCGCCTCGGTCCCAGTGATGTCCGCGTCAAACACTGCGATGTCGTTGGCGATCATCGAGAGGGTTGTCGTGGTCATAATGGCGGTAGAACCGAGCTTGATCTTCAACGTCACCGTGGGGGTGGCGTTGACGCCAGTCACCCGCAGCGAGCCACGAATCCGCACCGTGGTTCCGGCTTTGATGACGTTGGCGGCCAGGGCGTGGCTGCCAATCGTCGTCTCCGTCGTGGTGTTGCTGACGGTGGTGGTGGCGGTCTTGGTATGGACGTTTCCGCCCACGATCCGCGCATCGCCACTGGCAACGCCGTCCGTGGTGGTGAGGCGCCCGGTGAGGGCTACCGCACCCATCAGGGCGAGGTCGGAGAACGACTGGTACCATGCGTTGGTGCCACTGACGCGCGCGGAAACGAACCACTGGAACGCGCCGGGGGGGAGCGTTGCAACGGTCGAACCGCCCGAATCCTTGACCACGAGGTTGTAGGTACTGCCCGCGTTGCGGATGACGAACCATTGGCCGTTTCCGGTGGCGGTCGTGCCCAGGTTGGGGAGAGTCACATCTCGGTTCGCCCCGGAAGGGGTCAGAATCTGAAAATGGGCACTTTCCCCATTCAGGGTGCGGTTGCCGCTCAAAGTTGCGACCCCCGCGCCGCTGCCCGCCTGGAGCCAGAGTTGCGCGGGGAGTTTGGTAATGTCTTTCATGGGAACTCCAGTGGCTTACGCCAGAGTTATGCGACGCAGTTGCTGAAGAAATAGCCAGATGCGCTGTCAACGATCTTGAAGTCTTCGGCGTGCAGGATCTGGCTCCACTGCTC